AACGGTGTAAGTGTAGCTAGTAGCTCTAGGGTTACGGTTAAAAACTACGGTATTTACAACTTCCAAACAAGTATTCAGTTTACTAATTCTGACTCACAGGAACACGCTGTTTCTGTTTGGTTTAGAAAGAATGGCTCAGATATTGTAAACAGCAATACGCAATTAAGCATTATTGCTAGACACGGATCAATAGACGGAAGTTGTGTATTTGCGGTTAACTTTTACTTTGAATTACAAGCTAATGATTACATTGAAATGATGTGGTCTACCACTAGCACTACGGTAAAGCTCGATTATTTGGCAGCACAAACAACGCCTACAAGACCTGCTACACCATCTGTTATAGCAACAATGCAATATGTCGCTCCGTCTGCGTCAACAAATGTATACATTTCAGCACAAACGAATGGAAGTGCAACACTCACTCACTATGCCAACAGTACGGCAGATAAAACCTACGGATATGTGGTTATCGGATGAGATATGAATACGTCACGCAGTCCACGATCAAACAGCATTGGGACTTTATTAAGTTTGGACTCAACAAAATCCTGCGGAAATCGCCGGAGTGCTGGATACCGGAAGATGTATATGCCAAAGCGATATATCAGCAAGCGCATATATGGTTGGTTAAATCAGAAAATGGCAATAGTGATGGGTTTTTCATCCTTGAACCAAATGGAGATACTTGCCATGTTTGGTGCGCTTGGGCTGTTGAAAGTGATTTATTGGTAGACGGTGTTGAGCAGATAGAAAAGATTGCAAGAGAAACAGGAGCGAGGCGTATCACTTTTGATACAAACCGAGCCGGATGGTCAAGGGTCGCAACTAAATTAGGATTTATACCCCGTACATGGGTTAAGGAGTTGAAATGAGTGGTTCAAGCACACCTAGCACACAGGTAGTCACGCAACAGATTGATCCTGCTATGCAGCCGTACATTAGCTACGGTCTACAAGAGGCGCAGAAGCTATACCAAAACCCTAGCGTGCCAGGGTATTACCCAGGTCAGGGCTATGTATCGCCTACCGAGTCTACACAACAGGCTCTACAGTTTGGCGCTAATCGTGCCGTACTTGGAAACCCGTTACTGCCACAAGCGCAACAGACTGTTAGCGGTATGCAGAATACATTTAACCCTGCTATCCAACAGATGCAAGCTACGGCGGGTGGTCAATACCTATCGGGCAACCCATTCTTTAGCGGTGCGTTTGATGCTGCGGCTCGTGCTGCGGGTACGACTTTCCAAGACCAAATGCAGCAAGTAGCATCCAACACAAGCCGAGCAGGTCGTTATGGCTCAGGCGCAATGGGTCAGCTACAGGATCGTGCGGCAGGTACATTTGCTAGTGCATTGACAGATACGGCAGGTAAACTAGCCTATCAGAATTACGATGCCGAACGAGCACGCCAAGAGGCTGCAATGGGCAACATTGGTAACTTATATGGCGCTGATTACGCTCGCCAATTGCAAGCCGCACAGATGTCTCCTGCACTTGCACAAGCTGATTATGCAGACATTGATAAACTGTACCAAGTTGGTCAGGCTCAAGAAAGCTATCAGCAAGCGGCTCTTGCAGACGCTATGCAGCGTTACAACTTCCAACAGAATCTACCCGCAGCTAAGTTACAGAGCTTCCTATCGGCGGCTTATGGCGCTCCTATGGGTCAGCAAACCACACAGCCTATCTATCGCAATCAGGCAGCCAATGTACTCGGCGGCGCAGCGTTAGGTGGGGCATTGGGTGGCAAAGATTACGGTATGTTAGGTGGTGCTGTAGGCGCTGGCGCTGGATTACTTGGACTCTTGGGGTAGATTATGTCAGGAATGTTCAGTCCAGAAGGTACGCTAGATACATCTAAACTTGAGAATATGACTCAGGAAGATGTAATGAAAATGATTGCATCACAACGAGCACAACAGACTCAAAGCGGGTTAATGCAACAGGCTATACAGATGCAAAACCAAAAGATGCAAGGTCAAGCACCTGCGCCACAGATCAAGCGTGGTCAAGCACCACAGATTATGTCTCCGTATGAGGAGCTTATGAAACTACAGCAGATGCAGTCGATGCGTCAGCGCCCACAATCTTTACTCTGAGGTAGACATGGCAGATTTTATGAGCGGATTACTTGGGCTTGGGTCAGACCAAGACCCTATGGAGCGAGCAAAGCAAGCAGGATTGTTAGGACTCGGCGCAACATTGTTACAGGGTGGCGCTCCGTCCCTTACCCCTACATCCTTGGGTAGCATAGTAGGACAAGGCGTAATGGCAGGACAGCAAGCCTCGCAACAGGCTCTACAGCAAGCACGCCAACAGGCTATCCAACAGGAAATGATGGGTACGATGGGCGGCATGGGTGGTGCGGGTGGAGACGCTCAGGCACAAATTGCTAAGTTGCAAAAGATGGCATTGCTTGATCCTAAAAACGCTACAACATACTTAAAACTGTCCGAACAGTTACAAGGTAAAACTGCTGCGTTTACGGGTGAGATTGGTAATGCAGCGCTTAATTTGTTTGGTACGGCAGATGTGTCTAAGCTAACACCTGAGCAACGCCAGCAAGCTAACGACTTTGCAATTCAACAAAAATTATCTATTGCACGAGCCGGTGCGCCCAGCGTAAACGTCAAATATGGTGAAAGTTTTGGCACTAAACTTGCTGGTTCGCAAGTTGAGTTAATTCAAGGTAGCCAAGCATCTGCTCAAGGTGCTGCGGATACTCTTGCTACTGTTTCTGATATGTTGCCTATTGTTGATGAAGCATTTACAGGGCCTGGCTCAACAGTCCAAACAGCTCTTACTCGAATTGGTCAAAAGATTGGTGTGGGCGGTAAAAGTCAAGAAGAGACTTTGCAAAATACTGCTGCACTTATTAAGGGTGCAGCACAGCTTGAGCTTGATGCTGCGGCTAAAATGCGAGGTCAGGGTTCATTAACAGAAAATGAGCGTGGAATTCTAAGACGTGCCGCTTCTGTTGACCCAACGCAACTTTCTCCAGCTGAAATTAAACAGGTTCTTGGGATTATTCAGAAATCTTCAACATCTAGGATTTCTCAACACAATATTTTGCTTGATAAGTTTATTCAAACTCAACCTGATATGCAGCGTCAATTAGAGCTGTATCGTGTTGGGCCACCTGTTCCAGTTAGGAGAGTTCAATAATGGCTAAGTTTGAGGTTGATCTTCCAGACGGGATGGTTGTAGTTGAGGCAAGTGATGAGTACGATGCTTATCAAAAAGCATTAAATCAAACTCGAAAAACATTTGTTGCACAACAATCTCAACAAGTCCCTGAGAAATGGGGTGATGTTGCTTCTCAAGCAATTACTAATATTCCTAAATCCGCTGGTAATTTGGTTTCAGGTTTATATGAGGCCGTAACAAATCCTGTACAGACTGCAAAAACAGTATTAGATATTGGTGCTGGTGCATTGCAATCCTTGCTTCCACAATCAATAGTAAATGCTATTGGTAAAGATGAAAAGTCGCAAGAAGTATTTAAACAAGTAGGTCAGTTTTATTTAGATCGTTATGGTAGCGAAGAGGGAATTAAGAAAGCTATTGCTCAAGACCCTGTAGGAGTTTTGGCTGACGCTTCCTCTATTCTTTATGGTGGAGGTGCTGCTTTGCGTGGTACTTCAGCGCTTGCTGGAGCTGCTACAGGTGGTAGAGCAACGCTTGCTCCAGTACAGGCCGCTGGACAGGCATTAAGCTCTGCCGGGAGTATGATTGATCCATTATCTGCAACCATTAAAGGCGCTTCAGGTTTGGTTGGCTTAACAGGTAAAGCTGCTGCTCCTGTTTTGGGTATTACTACTGGAGCTGGCGGAGAGGCTGTTAGACAAGCATTTAGCGCCGGTAGACAAGGTGGTGAACAAGCCGCTCAGTTTAGGGCAAACATATCTGGTAGAGCTGATCCAACAGATGTATTAAATTCTGCTAAACAAAACCTAGACCAATTGCGTATTCAGAAAAGCAACGCATACACATCTGGTATGGTTGATGTTAAAAATGACAAATCTATTTTGTCTTTTGGAAATATTGATAAAAGTGTTTCAGATGCCGCAAACAGAACTCAATTTAAAGGAAAAATTGTAGATCAAGCTGCGGCTGACGCTTTAGGAGAAGTTGTGTCTAAAGTGGACGAATGGAAAGCACTTGATCCTGCTGTTTACCATACTCCTGAAGGTCTTGATGCACTTAAGCAATCTGTTGGAGCTGTGTTGGATAAACTTGATCCAAAGACAAACTCTTATAACACTGTAAATAAGATTTACAATTCAATTAAATCTGAAATCACAAAACAAGCGCCTGTCTACGCAAACACTATGCGTGAGTATTCAACTGCTTCAGATCAAATCAGAGAAATTGAAAAGGCTCTATCACTTGGCAACAAAGCCTCTGCCGATACTTCTATGCGTAAGTTGCAATCTTTGATGCGGGATAATGTAAACACAAACTTTGGCACACGAGTTCGTCTTGGTAAAGAGTTAGAGCAACAAGGTGGTCAGATGATGATGCCTGGTATTGCCGGACAAGCATTGCAATCACTTGTGCCTCGTGGAATTCAAGGAGCTACAGCTATTCCTGCTGGTGGCTTGTCGTATCTAGCAGGTGGTGTTCCTGCTGCTGCTATATCTGCATTGTCATCATCCCCTAGAGCGGTTGGTGAGGGTGCGTTTATTACCGGAATGACAGCAAGGGGTGTTGATACCGCTAAACGAGTCCCGTTTTTACTAGACCCAGAACTTTACAACTTGCTTTACCAAACTGGTGAAGTTAGCAGAAATAAGGAATAAACATGGCACGCACAAAAATTAGTGAGTTCAGCGCAACACCAGGCGATAACACCGACATTGACGGTATCGACATTGCAGAAGGCTGCGCTCCATCCGGTATTAACAATGCTATCCGTGAAATGATGGCACAGCTAAAGGACTTTCAAGCAGGTTCGGCTGGCGATCCGTTTAACGGCGCTATAAACGGCACAGTCGGCGCTACAACTCCATCAACAGTAGTAGCTACTCAGGTAGACATTACCGCCCAAGGTGATCTGCGTCTGCAAGACTCAACGGGTGGCGAGTTTGTAGCCCTACAAGCCCCTGCTACGATTGCTACTAGCTACACCCTTACCTTACCCGTAGATGACGGTACAAGCGGTCAGGCGTTGATTACAGACGGCTCAGGCGTATTGTCTTGGTCTAGCGCTGCATCGGGTGATGTGTACGGTCCTGCCTCGGCTACGGATAACGCTGTCGCTCGCTACGATGGCACAACGGGCAAGATTATCCAAAACTCTGCTGTCACGATTGCTGACGATGGTGCGACTGTAATTGATGTTAACTCTACATCTGCGGGTTTGCGCATTACTCAAATCGGTTCGGGCAATGCTCTCTTGGTTGAGGATAGTGCGAATCCTGATAGTTCTCCAATTGTTGTGGATGCTAATGGTCGTGTTATTTTTGGTAATACTTCTGCGCTTACAATAGGTGGTGGAACGCCTATTTTTCAAATCCATTCTACTAGCAGCACACAAGAAGCAATAGCTGGATGGGGGACAATATCTTCTCAATCTCCTATCTTGGGTTTTTACAGGTCTGCAAGCGGAGTTGTTGGAACACAGGGTGCGGTTGTTAGTGGTGCTGACTTAGGTGCTATTAACTTTTTTGGCGATGACGGAACAGCATTTATAAGTGCAGCGCAAATTCTTGCAGAAGTAGACGGCACACCCGGCACAAACGACATGCCCGGACGCTTGCTGTTCTCCACCACGGCTGATGGTGCGTCTAGCCCGACAGAGCGGATGCGGATTAACAATTCTGGGCAAGTATTAATCGGCAACACGACTACAGACGCAAGCGTCAAACTGCTTATATCGTCTGCGACTGGTTCTGCAACACCAACCCCAACCGAGTTTAGGATTCAAACTACTACAAGCGCAAGTGATTACAGCACCACATTACCTTGGGGAAGGATAGGTTTTTATAGCTCAGATGCAAGTGAAGGTGGCGCAAAAACTCAAATTGCTATTGACGCTGTAGCTTCAAGTGCAAATGGAGGAGTATCCAACTTAAGAATATCAACCGCAACGGGTGTGACGGGAACTCTTGCAGAAAGACTAAGAATTGGAGAATCATTAATCTCCCTCGGCGCAGCACCCGGCGCAGAATCCCTGCGTGTCACTCCTGTTGCGAGTGCGGTGAATTATTGGAATCTTTTTGGAAACACTACAACAGGTGGAGTTAGGTTCTTAGCTGAAGGTTCTGATACTGATGTTAATGCAGTAATAGGCACAAAGGGCGCTGGTATTATTTTGTTTAGGACGGGCGGCGGTTTAACTGATCAATTCCGCATCGGTCACACAGCCTCCGCTGTTAACTACCTACAGGTAACGGGTGGGGCAACAGGTAACGCAGCAACGCTGTCGGCGCAAGGAACAGACACCAACATTAACATAGCCCTGACACCGAAAGGCACAGGCGTAGTTACGACTAATGGTGGATTGTCTGTTACTAAAACCGCAGTCACAGCCCCCGCAGCAGCAGACGGTAACGTGTTTAGTGGGACGTATACGCCTACGTTGACGAATACGCTCAATGTGGCTTCGAGTACAGCCGCGACTTGCCAATATATGAGGGTCGGCAATGTAGTGACTGTTAGTGGAGTTGTAAACATTGATGCCACAGCAACCGGAGACACGGCTATTGGATTTTCGTTGCCAATAGCTAGTAATTTTGGTTCAAGCAGCCAATGCGGAGGTGTTTTTACAAAGTCCTTTGCCGCCTCAACAAATGCTGGTGGAATATACGCAGACTCAACAAATGATAGGGCAATATTTAGAATTGACTCGGACACTACAGCAGATCAAAGTTATACATTTACCTTTACTTATCGGGTAATCTAAATGATTGAATCAATCAAATTCAACACCGCAGAATCTAAACTTACCGTCACGCTTGAGGACGGAACGAGCAAGGACTACACAGACGCAGCCGCTTACTTAACAGATCACCCTGACCGTGAGGCAGATGTGGTCGCAATGGGATGGAGCACAAATTGAACGAATTAAACCTTAGCTTGTTGCCGGAAGAAATTAACGCAATCTTGCAAACTCTTGGGCAACTGCCTACCTCTAGTGGCGCTTTTCCTTTGCTTATGAAAATTAAAAAGCAATGCGATGAGCAAATCACACCTAAAGATGTTGTAGACAATGAACCAAACTAACTTTACCCATGCGGGTATAGCCGTAGCACTCTGCCTACTTGTTGCCGGACTATCCGGTAATGTGTTGGCGGGTGCTTTGTTTGCTATAGGCGTGTTTGTAGGCCGTGAGCACGCACAGCGGGAATATAAGATAGGTAATCCTAGCAAGCTAAACGGTTACGAGGCTTTGGACATTTGGCGGTGGAGTTTAGACGCTAAATTGGACTTGTTGTTTCCAGTAATAGCCGTAAGTCTTGTGTCTCTTGTCCTATGGTTTGTAATGTAGTGTATTAAATATATGTTATAAATACCCGCTACGGCGGGTTTTTCTTGCGAGCGCAACATGGAAAAAGATGTTACACACCGAGAGATATACGACCGCTTGGTAGCAGTAGAGGTAAAGGTAGACAGGTTAACCGAGAGTACAGCAGAAGTAGTAAGCGCCTTTGGAGCAGCAAAGGGTGCGTTTCTAGTTCTTGATTGGATCGCTAAGATTGCTAAACCTATCCTATGGGTAGCAGGGTTAGGTGCGGTGATGGTAGCTCTGTATGAACGGTTTAAACCATAGGATCGTATATGAAAAGCCCCAAGCTAGTGATAGTTAAATGGATAGACGCATACCACCTAGACGGATGGATGTTTGGGGAGAAAGCAAAGATTACCGCAGAGCCCTGTTGGTCTACAGGCTTTATGGTTAAGCAGAATAAGAAAGGCGTAATGCTCGCACAGACTTGGTTTCCTGAGGACTGCGCTAACCTTATCTTCATTCCAAAAGGGATGATTCAAAAGATTACCAAGTTAGGTGATCTAAAAACCTGAGGGCTATATGCCAACACCACCCATAGCAGATAAGTTGCTTGTCGAGGCTTGGAACGCTTTACAAGATTCTCCTAGTAAACAAGCTGCGGCAAATGCTCTAAAGATTCCGGTTACTACTCTGTCACATCGTCTAAACGTATACAAAATGCGTTTTGCTAATGGCGATACATCTAAGCCTGAGTTCACGGTCTCTAGTTTGCCGGACGATGACATAGATGTAGAGGACTTGGTAGAGCACAGAATTAAGCAGTTTGAAAAGAAAAAGAAACACCAAGAGGCTACTAAGCTAATCCCTGTCAAGATTCATATCCCAGGCGTGATCGGCATACTCCACTTTGGAGACCCTCATGTAGACGATGACGGTACGGACTTGATGGCTATTCGTGCACATGGTGATCTAACGCACCAAGAGGGCATTTGGGGCGCTAACGTAGGCGATACGACAAACAATTGGGTAGGTCGTTTAGCAAGGCTCTATGCCAACCAAAGCACCTCGGCAGATCAGGCGTGGAAACTAGCAGAATGGTTTATCCAACGCACTCGATGGCTGTATATGATCGGTGGAAACCATGACGCTTGGTCAGGCTCTAGCGACCCTATTAAGTGGATTTCACGACAGTCTAATACCTTGTATCAGTCTAGCGAGTGTCGGGTAGGTCTACGCTTTCCCAACAAGCGGGAGATTATTGTAAATGCTCGGCATGACTTTGCGGGGCACTCACAATGGAATCCTACACACGGGCAGATGAAGGCCGCTCAAATGGGTATGCGTGACCACATTATGATTAGTGGACACAAGCATACCTCGGGATATGGTGTTATTAAAGACCCGTCCACCGGTAAAGTCTGCCATGCTATCCAAGTAGCCTCGTACAAGATTTACGACAGTTACGCTAAAGAGCGTGGGTTTCGGGATCAGTCTCTCTCTCCTGCGTGTATGACAGTTATTAACCCTGATCTACCCCAAGACCACCCAGATATGGTTAAAGTGTTTTGGTGTCCGTTCGAGGGCGCAGACTTTGTTAAATGGAAGCGTAAGAAAAAATGACATTTGATATAGCAATTCAGCGTGTTTTGTTTGCCGAGGGTGGTTACGCTAACCTAGAGCACGACAGAGGTGGTGAGACTAATTGGGGAGTAACTATTGCTACCGCTCGGGCTAATGGCTTTCATGGTGACATGAAAACTATGAATCAGAACGAGGCGATAGTTATTTACAAACGAGCGTTTTGGGATGCTAACCGCTGCGGGGAGATGCCTTTCCCCATTGCCTTTCAAGTTTTTGATGGCTGCGTGAACCACGGGGCAGGATATGCCGCTAAATGGCTTCAGGAAGCCGTAGGAGCGGTTGTAGACGGTTCTATAGGTAACGAGACCATTAGCAAAACAAACGCTTCTAATGTCGTTAAAACAGTTTGTGACATGATGGCAGAAAGGTTAGCGTTTTACACTATTTGTACCGAGTGGCCTCATTTCGGCAAAGGTTGGATTAACAGGATGGCGGGAAATGCAAGATACGCAGGAATTGACCTTGCCGGATACCGATAGGTGGAAGAATAGACGCAAGATGGCATGGCTATCTATGTTTGGTGGCCTGTTCTTTCCCCTGTTGATCTTGGCTACCGAGTCCGCTACTTTGGGACAGATTGCGCTACCTTTCTACGGATTCGTGGGTGCGGTAGTGGCGGCTTACATAGGGTTTGCGACATACGATGACATACATATTAAACCTGCTAACAAACCTTAACTCTACGCTTGTAGCTATTGTCCTGGCGTTTGGTCTAGGCTCTGCGTCCGGTTGGTATCTGACTGCTGAGTACAAGAACAATAAGCACGAGGCAATTGTCGGCAAGATGCAGAACGAGTCTAATCTTGCATTGCGTCAGGCTGTGGATAAGTTGATTGAGACAGAGCGAAATAACGCTAAGTTAGCAAACGAAATAGAGGTAAGCCATGTTGAAAACCGTAAAAAGCTCGATGATCTATTTTCTGACAATCTTAGGCTTGCTAGTGAGTATTCAGGGCTGTACGACCGTTACGCCTCCAGTAGTTGCTCCGTGTCCGGCAAACCCGATACCTCCGGCAATCCTACTAACGCCACCTCCGGCGCAAGACTTTCAGATCAAGCTGCGGGATTTCTTCTTAACGAGTCCCGCAGGGCAGACGAGGCAGCCGCTTATGCAGCCGCCTGTTACGAGTGGGTCAAGAAACTAAAGTAGTCCTGGCTGATAACGCCTGAATCTTTTGCCACTTGGCAATTATCTCTTGATCCTCGCTCGCAGGAATCCATCCTAGCTCACGCCAGCGCTTGGTAATACAAGTACCGATTGGTGTGTAGACGAATTCAGGGTTTAGTAGTTGTGCTTCCATCGTGCTCTCCTAGTTTCTTGGATAGTCTGCGGTGTGCTTCTTCCAAGTTGTTGGTAAACTTTTTTGGTGACATTCGTACAAAGTGCGATACATGATTCACATTATGGTACGGAAAGCTGATATAGCGAGCCTTAATTACCATCCGTAAATCTTCCCTCAAATTGACCACAGCATCCTCTACGATGTTTGCGTCCAATATATCAACCTCTATCTTCTCCTCCGGCTCGTCCCAGACCGATCCAGTCTCGGGTACATACAGCCTCTCGGCAGATCGACAATGCGTGTCCGCTTGCGGCCCTGTCTGACCCTGCATAGCGAATGACCAGTTAACAAGTCTATCTCGCAAACTCATACTTTTGCATCCCCGTTTAATAAACGCTCGGTTTGTAACAACAAATCTTCCTCTGTAAGACCGTAATGTTTTGTAAACATTTTCTTACCAAGTCCATGCACGCCAGTATTTCCTGTGTGATGCTCAGGACATAACGGAATAACTGAAGCGTTTTGTCGTTTCATGCCTAATCGCCTAATGTGATGAATATGGCTGGGAGTTTCCCCGTATCCAAGATGCCTACACAAAGCGCATCCAAGCTGGGCTATTTTATCGTAATGTTCAGATTGCTTTTTAGTTAGGCTCATACTTTTTTAATTTTCCAGTTTGATACCACCTAGAAGCCGTTGATTTACTTATTTTTAAAAACCTTGCTGCGTCAGACAAAACCATTTTTTGTTTATTAACATCTACAAAAATATTTGTTTTACGATTATGCGCTTGTTCTATAGCCGTTGCCCATCTAACGTTATTAGGCTCGTATCCTTTATTATTGTCAATTCTATCTACAGAGTGTTTGTCAGATGGCGGCTGACCAATGTAGTTTGCAAAGTTTTCATAAATTAGCCAATCTTTAAATATTCCAATTCCTGCACCACCGTATCTAAAATAATGACTAGATTTAACAGAAGTTGTGCGTTCAATTATTGCTTTCCATGTCCTCCATAACTTTGTGTTTGTTTCACCATGCCTTAAATTTAATAACGCCATTCTTGCTGAACAAGTTTTTGCTCTTGAGCATCCACAACTTGTGCTGTTACCTTTCTTTAAATTACCCTTAATAACAATTTTTTTGTTACCACAATCGCATAAACACAAATAAGTTTTTTGAGAACACTTAATTTCGTTGGTTAGTTCTAACACAGTTAATTTACCAAATCGTTGACCAATCATAACTACCCCCATAAGCTAGTTACAATTATACATCATCGTTCCGTTTCGATAGTTGCCAGCCACGGTAGACAGCTCCCTCTAGTTGATCGGCGGCTTGATTGCCACGTTTTACTCTTATGCGTCCGAGATAAGCAGCCCTAGCTTTCTTATCCTTGAGACTTAAAACATGGCGAGCCTCACATTCTAAGCGCCAAGCCTCCGAGTTCTTGTCTACAGGTGTGTCATCCATACCGAGGCTACGTCCCTGCGTGGTGTAAACGGTTTCCTAGCCTCTAACAACCTTTCCTGTCTACGCTCCGTAGCGTACTTTATAGGCGGTTTGGCAGCATCCGGCTCATTGCCGTATGAATACATAGGTCTAAGGCAATTACGCTTGTCAGGCTTGTATGCTGAAATATAAACGATATTGTCTCGATGTAGCTTGCGGATAATCTCTTGGATGTGGCTCGGCCCGAGATCAAAGTGCATGGACACTAACTCGCAATTAACGCCATCGTTATCTTTTATGATCTGCAAAACTCGTGAGGTGGTGGGATTCATAGGCAGGTAGTCATACATCCGGCAGGTGTGCAGCAAGTTGTGCATACGGTTACTTTGTAGCCGTTTACAAAGGTAGACGAGAAGCACCGAGCGTAGGCTGTGGTGGTGGATGCTATCAGTAATATAACTAATATTGTTTTCATTACTCTTCCTTGTTCATGTGATAAAACTCCATAACCTTCTCTATAAAGTCTGAGAATTCCGGCTTAGTTAACTCTGCGGTACTCGGCTCTGCTTCTATTATGTGCCCGTAAGGTAGCTCGATAATGCGCCCAGGCAGGAAGCGCTCCTTAAAGTATTTATGCCAAACAGCGGGTAAATACTGCTTACCGTCTATCTTTACCCTGTCCGATATATCGTGGACTGTTGCCCAATACAGAGCGTTTTGATCCTTAGTCCTACTAGGCTCTCGTATCTCTACTACCCACCCATCTGGCGCAATGTCTATAATGTGCTTAACCCTAGACCTGTCTGCGGTAAGGGTAAACTTTACTCTCTCCATTTAGCCTTCCCCACCATCTCGCCATCTTCCCGTATGAATCGGGCCAAAGGTTTTTCGCATCTGTACTCCTTTATCATCTTTGCTTGATACTCCGGTGTACAGTCCGAGCATACCCACGAGCCGCCTGGGTGCGCTATCTTAGCCGCTGATCTCCACAGCTTAAACTGCTCGTCTGAATCAAAGCACATTGGTCTAATCATTTGTCTCGCCTAACGCTACGGCAATTTCCGCAAACAGTTCTTGTGGGTATTCAAGCTCAAATTCATCACACAGTAGAGCAATAAACTCTCTGCACCCTCCGAGCAGTTTTTGCATCTCCGAGGCTCTCATCTCAACTTATCACCCTTTTGGCAGCGGTCGTTAAACTCGCACTCTGGGGGACTTATGCAAGATGTACACACATTGTCCGTATCACGAATAGACTGCAAGACTGCAATAGCTGACTTAATGTCTAGCTTGCTACCCATTTGCAGAAATTCAAGCGCTGTTTTTATCTTGTCTGCTTTGTCCACGATTCCTCCTCCTGATATGTCTCAATTAACTTATCTAGATAATGCCTAGCTTTTTGTAAATCTTCTAGCCCGTGTTTACCCTTATATCGGGTTACATACTTTATTATATTGCCCTCAAGATAATTTAGGTTATGCGAGATTATGTAATCCCAAGGCTGAATCTTGTTTCGGTAGTGTGTACCGCCTACCTGTACATCGTTAGCTACTTTTGGGTAATCAATACTAGGCACTCTAACCTCCTTGCATCCTGTTAAATCGTCCGGTTCGTGTCGGGTGAATAAGTTATCAGGTGTTAGCCAACCTACCAAGCGTGGCTCGTATGGGCACTCTACGCAGCTACAAAACCCTGACCCGCAGTTCTGTGGCTTAGCCATTGTTCTTACTCCTTGATTTTGTTTCAATAAGACGAGCAAAGTCTGCAAACGATGCACCATCAGTGTTATCCCATGCGACATAAACATCACCTATTTCCTCATCCGTCAGCCCGACCCATTCACGCTTGGGTGGTGCGACCTGTGGGCTGCAAGTGTGAATCTCTGCGGGGTTTACTTCTCCGCAACGTGGGCATTTTGTTTGCTCCTGTGCGAGTGCTTGGCGCTCATCTTGGAGCACAAGCTCGGCAAAGCGTTCAAGGTCAATGCTCCTTACATCAGTTTCTTGTATCGCACTAAACCAATGTTCGCCATCTGCAATTAGTCCCGCCTGTTCTGCAAACTGCTTAATTCGTTCGTTCACGATGCAAGCCTCCATAAACCAATTTGGCTGAACGCATAACCTGCCCAGACCATTCCGGTAGACATATTGCCTTTGTGGAATTGCTCAATACTTACCCATAGGTAGGCAACTCCGGTCGCTGCGATCAGCCAATGGCTCATAACTATTCCTTAAAAAGGCGTATCGTCTGGTTCGTCTGCAATGCTTGCTTGGCGCCTGGGCTGCTCATCCTTGGCCTTAGGCTCAAACAGGCTAAACCAACCGTCTGACCCTACAGGGATAGCCTCTAGCTTGAGTGCTAGACCGCCTGTCTTTGTGTTCATAACAATCCCACACTTTAGCCAACGGCGCTTCTCAGCACCATTCTTGTCTGTGTACGATCCGGTACTAGCCATTACTTCGTAAGCGATACTCATTTCATTTTTTCCTTTAAGCCGTTAACGGCGCTATTTACTTCGTCTAAAAACTTAATTACTCGTGCTTCCAACTTCTCGATATACTCATCGTCCCGTTCTAAGCGGACAATTAGTATCTGTAAACCATCCGGCAGTCTTGGGTCAAAGCTGACAAAATCGCACCATTTCCGACCTGTAACTGCTAGTTGGCATTGAATCTGCGGGATGTACTTTGTGGGTACTTTGTCCTGCATAACGTAATCTATATGCGTAGCTGTGTTGGGACACTTGATTTCAATCAGGCCATCATCTCCCACCAACCCGTCCGGTGAGCACCCAAAGTTAATAATAGTAGGATGGTCTACAAAAGCTACTTGGTCTACAAAGTTACCCGTCTTGACCTCGTACTCAGCCCGAGCTAACGGCTCTTGGTCAACTCCCCATTGCATAGCGGCATTGGTAAACGACTCGGTTTTGTTACCCGTAAGTCTTTCCACCACTAGGTCAGCAAGGTAATTCCGATACCCTGCTGTTGTAATGGCTGACATTACATCCGATACCTTGGAGGCCGTAACCTTGCCAGCACGCAAGGCGAGCCATTCCTGACTCCCTTGCTCGATCATTCTGCCACCTTTGCTAGTAATTCTGCTTTACGTGCATCCTTAGCGGCATTAACTTTTGCAAATGCCTCTGTATCGCCTTTAAACAGCTTTACAGCGCTTGAAAAGTGAGTCTTGAGTGAATCTAAGTCTGCCGCTGATTGGATCGCCTTGATTGCTACATCTACATCTGCTGTAGGCTTCTGCCTAGAGGCAGCGTTACCGTCATCATCCTCTCCTGCAATGCCGCAAGCAGCCATAATGCTATAGCGCCTTGCATACGAAAGTGCAGAGCCGTAGCCTTGTGGGTCTTGCTTACTAGCGGGAACGTGCAACATACCGCCTTTTAGCATCTCGCCTGACTCGTGCAGGAATACGGTTTCTACTACTACTCCGCTATCACACATAGAAGTTTCTTGATAAACAGCGATACCATTGTTTAGCAGGGCATCGTTTACAGCCTCTAAACAAGCAGCTAGATCGGCATACTTGCTACGGAAATGTGGGTTGACGGATGTTTTAAGTGCTGGGGCAAACTCTCGTTTTGCCTTAACAAACGCTTGTGCTATTGCTTTCATTTTGCCACCTTGTAGATATGTGCTTCAATCTTGTCTAACATCTCGCCAATCGCAGGATCAGGACTGTAGTAAGCCTCGCTGATCGTCTTGAGCAAGTCCATAACAAAGTGTTTGTCGCTCATGTGTTCAGACCAGAATTCTTTGTCACGGATCGGGTAGTTACCGTCTGAGAACGCTTGCACAATCTTGACATTTGTTTCGAGGTTCATAGCAGCTCCAGTACTAATAGTGCGCCAAAAGCAAAAGCGGCAATAGCGTAGAGTGCAGCATCATATGTAGATATTGTTTTCATGTTTAGCTCCTTGGTTAAGGTGATGTAACTGTAAATCTGTGTCTTTTATGCGTATATAGGGACTTTCCCTAATAGACTTAGAATTCAAATTCCTTTACTTCGTACCGTCCTTTAGAATTTTTAAACCATCCTTGGACTAGCACCCGCCACCCTGAGCGCAGCATCTCAGGGAAAGCATCGCTCGCCTCAATCTTCTTAATCCTGCTAGACATATTGCTCTTACTCGTAACCTGTACGGCTACCGTCTCTCCGTTACCTATGCACAAAATATCAATACAACCATATAAGTCATGCCTACGCTTGGTGAAATAGTTGTAGTGCTCTACGTTAGCTACCTGATAACCGAGGGACTTCATGTGCGCTATCGAGCGTGCGGATGGTGTCATTTTTGTGTCCAATTAGAACGGGTTTAACTTCGGCAGCAATACCGGCAAGAGCGTGCTGTTGGGCAGTTAGACCTGTTAATACCTCCGGTGCTTCTACAGGCGCTCCTAGCGTCTTTAAACCACGATAACGGGTCTGAAACTCCTTGGCGATAAAAGGCCACTCGTCCTCTGTTTTCGTGCCCATCCTGACCCACCCACCCATATCCTGTATTACTTTGTGGATTAGCGGATCGGCAAACTTAACGCTTTGGTATGTGCCTACTGACCGGACGGAGGTGTCTACAAGTGCCCAGGCTTGCAGTGCAGTATCAATATTAGTACCGCCGATAAGTTTTACAACATCCGCAGGTTTAGGTAGAAACTGTCCATTGTCAGGGTTAAGCAGATGTCGAGCTAGTGCATCCTTTACTGCTTTCAAGTCGTATTGGCGCAGAGCCTCAAACCAAATCCGTAATAGCATGGGGCTAACTTCCTTGTTGTATACGGCAAACATACCTGCCATAAACTGTGCAAACTCTTTCTTGTCTTCGTCAACCATTTATAAAAGCCTCCGCAGCCTGTTGGTTAGAGTTCTCTAGTGCTTGTTGCTTACCCGCCTTGTTTACCCACTCAGCCTTAAATCCTAGCCACCCACGGGAACAACACTCCATCACAGCCTCGTTTAAAGACCATCCTGCCTTGTCTGCCTCTGCCCGTAATTGGTTAATAGCTGATTCGGTAATGGGAGACTTCTTAGCCCTGCGGACTTCCATGTAGTCCAACCATACCTGCGGTGCTACATCATGCGGGCGTGATACTTTTGGCTTTGTATCTTTTATGATACTTTTTGGCTCAGAGGTAGCATTTATGTTACTTAGGGATAACTTTAGGAAATGCAAAGCCTGACCGCCAAGGCTGCGACAGTTCTCTGCTGCTAGGTCTTCTAGTTGCTGCCGTATCTCGGATGGTATGCGGATAGATATTGTTGTGTCGTTTTTCATGCGTCCCCCATTGCTATCTCAAGTTGATAATGCACATACTTTGCAAACGCTCTAGTATCAAACTTATTCCAGTCCTTACGCACATTCCCGTCCGTATCTAGGATGTCGTAGTCGTAATCTAGAATCCCGCAATCCTCGCCTGACGATAGGATATGCTTGCGTACAAATACGCCCACAACACAAGGTTGCTCGTCATCCGTATCGGTCTGGATATACATGGGTAGCTGGTAGTCGTACATTGTTATCTCCTATGGGGCTTTCTCCCCATTAATTTATTTTGCTGCTTTAAGTACTTCTGTATCAATCCAATCGTTAATTTGAACTGGATTAAAACCGTTTTTTTGTTGTTTGCCACGGTACAAATTGGCTAAATGGCAAAACGTGTTGTTGTCTGTCTGCGTACCTACAGCAATGACTTTCCAAACTTCGCCCATGTGAACGATTGTTTTGTCGAGAAATGTTTGCTTGTTCATAATGTTCTTCCTTGGTTATTTGTGGCGTTGTTGCCATGACTAGATATTAAGCTAGCTAAACAATTAATGCAACATTATTTTATAGGTGTTTACCCTTAACTGTTGTATTTATGTTGGGGTGCGGGTACTCATTGGTATAAGGAGTGAGGGAGGGACACCAACTTTCCCCGCAATTCATTATATGTGATTCTTCTTTTTATAGAAGGCTAATAAGTATTGAAAACATTCCCAAGCATCAGATAAATCTTGTTCTGAATGCTCAATCAATCGAACGTCACCAGATTCAGTAAAGTAGACGTTTGCACATCGTGCTGTAGGCTTGTTTAGACCCATGCGATAAGCTGCAAGCTGCATAATTTGTTCGTGATAAGGGGTAATCTTACTCAAATCCCCCTCTTTGCTTTTGAAGTCTACAACGATGTTTTCAGCTATAAGGTCAACTTTTCCACCATAACCTCCCCAACTAAAGCTGCGTTCTGCTTCCCAATTGGCAGGGCCAAAGTGACTTTCCAACGCAGAATGCACCCTGTAGACGTAATTAGGAAACTCAATCAGCTTTCCCTCATAAAAGCTCTCAAGCACCCCATGCAGTCGAGTTCCTCTGTCTGCTGCTTCCCGTCCTGTAGACTTAGCGTCAGACATAACACGTTGCAACCAGTTTTCCTCTGACTCACCCTCTGCTCTGGGTAACGTCAGCGCAGCTAACAAAACTTGTTGTTGCAACCAGTTGGACAGACCGGGCTTCGCAAGCAAACCGCTGATAGTAGTGACAGACGGTACTAAACCCCGTTCCCTTGCGTCTGTGAGGCGTGTATTGCGTTCCACACCGTTTTTACCGATAACCCGATAAGCTGGTGACCCGTCTTGGGAATACCAGTGCCCTGACTCCGAATCTTCTGTTTTGACAATCATTTTGCATCCTTGGCAAGCAAATGTTGAAGCGCAGAAATAAGCATAGGTATTTCTGAAGGTGTTAAATAAACAGATTGCATTTTATCAATATCGGTTTCACCATCAACGGCGCAAGCAATAGTAAAAATACCATCACTTCGCCTGACAAGAGTTAGTTCGTCTTGATTGCCAAACCAAACATCATCCCATAATTCTTCATCATTTGAGTCAAGATGTTCCATAACTTTGTTCATTTGTTCTTCCAATAACGCTCGTCTTGCAGCAGCTTTTTTCTCAAAATATATCTTTTCAGCTTCTAAAGATTCGTCCGATAGTTCTTTCATTTTTGCACCTGTTTAGCAAGGGTTTTAAGCATTTCAATAGCGTCTTGTACGTCTTGCATGGCTCTCTGGTCAAGAACCATGCCCTCATACCATTGCTGAAGCCGCCAACTAATCAAAATAGCTTCCTCAGTTTGGCTCAAGATAAGCTCCTTAAAACGGTATGTCATTGTCCATATCCGCTACAGACCCACCAGAAGCCTCTTGGTACGCTTTAGATTGCTCACCTATGCTTCGGTACTCAGGTGACTTTCTAATCGTTTCCTTGATGTTTTCAGACAACGAATCAAACATAGTTTCGTCAAACTTATCAAGGTTAAAAATCATTTTGGTGTTAATGCCTTCTGGCAAGCCTTGTTTCTTGTAAATGCTAGGTACAGCAGAAACACCTTTAAGGTCTGCATACGTCATGTCACCCTTTTGGCGGTGGCTAATGTTAACCATGCAAAAGTGTCCAAGAATGTTGCTAATGTCAAAACCTTTAAGTTCATCCTCGCTAAATGCTTTACCTCGCCAAGCCTCCAGATCACGGCGCAGGTTCGCTTTTTCGTTAAGGCTTACTGTGTACTCACGGGACTGAATTAAGGGCTTTCCGTCTGCTGTCAACAACGGTTTACCGTCAGCGTCCTCACCATGCAGCTCAAAAAAGAACTTTGCTTTGCGACTCATGGTGACTTTACCTTCGTACTCACGCATTTGCGTACCAAGGTCGATAATGCGGTAAAGACGGGCTAAATGCGTTCCAGCGGGTGCAATTTGAAACTGCTTACGGTCTGAGTTTGATCCTGTGATAATCATTGTGTTGCTCCAAAAATTTCATCAAAGTTGTATACAAGGGGAAGTAGGTTTTTAGGTGCTGCATTAGGTAATCCGCAAGCATGGCGAATGATAGCCATGTAATCTTCTGTAACGTAGCCTTGCTCGACTTGGTTAAGAGCTTCCTCTAAACGCTGTTCGTATTCGTCTTGAAATTGCTTCTGTTCGTCCATGTTTTTCCTTTGTAGGCGTGATTGCCTAATACGAATATTAAGACAACTAAATATGTATGTCAACTTAAATATGTTAAGATGTCTACATGAACAATAACGAAATCATCCAAACATTAGGTGGCACAACAAAGGTAGCTAAGTTGTGTGGCGTGACGCTTGCTGCGGTTTCTCAATGGCGCAACAACGGTATACCGCAAGACAAGCTAATCT